AATTTATTTGATTAGTTTAGTAGATAAATAAATATAATAGAATATAGTATATATATATATTATTTAAATTTCTTTAGTAATTTTATGATTATAGTATTTATTAAGGTTTTTTCTCGTACGAAATGGAGATACGTATTACCTACAAACGGTGCCGCCTATTAAGGCTTGGCATTTTGTTGATTACGTGTATAATCAACAGCCGGAGCTTTGAAACGAGTGTTATCATCGCTCACCGCATTAGGGCGATTCGTGCGGGTTTTATAGAATCCACCAACTCCGCCTTCAAAGACAGTTAAAGAGAAATTGGTGGTTGTGGGGGGTCTGAAAATTCCTAGGCGTAGGTCATCGCCGAAGGCACTGAAAAGATGTGGATTATCAGGACCTGCAAAAGCATACGACACTATGCCAGAAGAAAATGCAACGGATGGATTTGAAGTTAGAGGGGGTATGGTAGTCAAGAGAAAATTAAAATGGCTTTGACAAGGTGCTGAAACATCAACGTAAGAGGTGTCAGAAATTGGATACAAAACTTCACGAGCGATGGGCCCGTTGTACCCTGTTGCAGAAGTGAGAATTTTAGTAGAGTTTCCAGGCTGGATACCATCTACTGAAAACAGATTGTTCTTAGCAACGTTAATCATAGGAATTGGAAGATCTGAAGTACTTGATCTCGAAGTCAAAAGAGGGGAATACATGACTTGTGAGATTTCAGAACCATTCAAATTTTTCAAAATCCTGTACTTAACAGAGCCGTACCAACCTGCATAGCAATTTCTCCATTCTGAGACAGGGGAAACGGTAACATTAGCAACAGTTAAATTTTGTTCTGCATTGACAACAACTGCGTTTCGTTGAAGAGATCCTCCTGCAGATGGGTCCAAATTCATTTCCACGTAACGACGTCCGATCTCATGGACGTCTGTCACACAGAAGGGGAATTTTTCTCCATCTTCAATTCGACAAGGGATGTTATGTCTTTTTGGAGTCTCGGTTTCAGTAACTTTTGTCACTGGAGCGCTTACAGTTTCCTCGCTAGTCACTATTGCAACATCAGTTTCTTCAATTGGTCCCTGAGCTGAGAGGGGGACAACCTTACACAAGATCCTTTTTACACCGAAAACGGCATATGTTTGAGCAGGGTTGACGGGCTTAAAAGTTCCAATTTCAGAATCTAAAATGAAGCGAGTTGTTGTAGAGAATCTCTCTAATGCAACAACATTTCGATGGAAGACGAAACTAACAGGGAATCCAGTCTTTTCTCGCACGTAAATCGTGACTGGAATTGGAGGGCCAGCAACAGGAATTTCAGAACCCAGAGGAAGGGAGGAAGTCATAGTCTCGTTGAGGATTTCAATGTGGCTAACTTTATCATAACCAGGATTTGACGCGATTACCCGGAAATTGGGAAGTTGAGTGTAATACGTTGAGGCTATTGCAGTCGGGACTAGATTTCCACCCATGGAGAAGGGAGACATAGGACGGGGAACGGCAACCTTTGTGTTTAGAAAACGAACGAAAACCAAGATGTCAATGGACGGAGAAACTGTATCAGGGGCGACAAGGGGATTTTGGACATAGAGACTCAATTTCCCAAGGGAGTAGTCTTGAACTGGATTGACCACACCCTCTCCTTCATACGTTCTCAAAAATTCTTGTTGAGCATTAAAAGGGACAAGAACTTTTTGGGCAGCGTTGTTTTCACCATTCTCTGGGCCGAAAAAGATGTTTGAAGAAAATGCGACGTTCCTCATGTTGGCGGGGGATCGAGGAGTTGCATAAGAGACGACGGATTGAAGACGTGTAGTGTGAAATGTAGTTGTGACACCGACAAAGTTAAATTCTATGTCGCAATGCCAGAAAAAGAACTTATTAAGAGCAATCAAGTTTATTGGTTTTCCAGAACCTTCGGATACTCCCAATCGTGTGTTTAGATCAATTTCCCAAAGCAACTTTCCAGCAACATCTGAAGTTCTCAACCTGATTGTAGTCAAAAGACACTCTTGTCCAAGGATAAAAGCGAATTTCGACTCTTCAGGTGTAAAACTACCAATGTGCTGTTTTTCAAGTGCAGAGGGAAATAGTTGTAAATCACGTGTTGGGCGAATTCCATAAGATGCTGCAAAACCAGGAAAACTCTGTTCAACGGGTATAGCTCCTGAACTCAAAGGGGGATTGTCAAGTGGCATCGGGATACTAAGATCGACATCTGGAGAGATGTCTTGCGTAGCATCCGATTTTCCAACATTTTCAATACCCTGTATAGGCATCGTTCCACTAACATTAGAATAAGTATTCGAAATGTTCGTGGATGACGAATTGCCTTGAGCTTCAAAAGTTACACCTTTTGTGTCGTAAAAAGTCTTTTTCTTTGTCTCAACCACAGAAGAATTCAAAGGACGAGGAATAGTGAATTTAGAATTTGGGAAGGAGGAGTAGATCGTTATTGGAACAGAAAGATCAGGAGCATCGCTACCACTGATAAGCTGTGCCATGGGAGTGACAAAAAGAGTTCCCAAACTTTCTTCAGTTCTAGCAAAGGTGTTCATAACAGAACGCATATATCGATAAGGAATCGTTATATGGTAAGTAGCATTCTGTTTTGGTTCCATCTTTACATGAATCATTGAAGTCAAGTTCGCGAGCTCTCGAGGATTGTCGTCTAGCGGGACAAAATGAGCGTTTAATAAACCTTGTTGGAATTGCATTCCATTAACTTGGAAATAAACACTTACATCACCATGCCAGAAGACAAACCTGTCAAAACCCATGTTTTGCACATTTTCTGGTTCACCAAGAGCCAAGAGACCGAATGGAATGTCAATCTTAGCTATAGGGATTCCAACAGGATCAGACGGCTTCCACTCAAATTCCTTTCTATAGACCAAAGAGTTCGTTCCAAATTCAAGATCCATCTTACCTTCATTAACAGCCTTTAAAGCTAGAAGTGAAGGTTCAGATGATCCCTGATGAGTAGAAGAAACTAAATGTCTAGCATTCACCTGAACAAGAGAGTGTTCATTCGTTCCTGGCGGCCCTTGAGCTTGAAAAGTGAAGTGAGAGTCCGAGGATGCCGAGCGTAGAGAAACTACACGCTGGGTTGCGAGATAGCCTTTGTCTTCGATCTTATCGATCAAACACATGGAAAGAGAATTATTTATTTCTTTTAAAATGAAATTATAATAATCCTCATCCCACAAAGAGGCCATCTCCAAAACAGCGATAGCTTCCGAACGGATCGTCATGTTGTCATTTCGAGTCCAGTGAAGACATTCTTCAATAGTGGCTTTCTTAAGAGCTCCAACATACTTATTATCAATAAGTCTTGGATGAGCTCCCAAGAA